ACACTGGCCTTGGTCTGTCAGCATACCAACCATTACAAGTGAATTGGTAGGCTCAAACGGATCAAGGTGCATCTTGCCATCCCGGTGCGTCACCGTGTTTTCTACATCAAGTGTCAGTTTCATTCTTTTTCTCCTCGTGTTGCTGTAGGTATAATACAGCCTTGCGTACCCTGTCAAGCGAATCTTTGAACGCCCCCAGACCAGTGTTGCAGTGGTGGCACACCCAGCCACGAAAGGTTTCTGTATCGTGACAATGATCCAACACCCAATTCTGCAGCTTCCTCTGTCCCTTCCTAGCTATTTCTTCCATCTTTCTTTCGCAGATAGGACAAGCATAATGCTCGTCTGGGTAAGGGTTCTCCTGCTTCAAACGCTTTACTAGCTGCGCCTGATTGCGGCTACATGTCCTACACTTTCTTTTTATCTCACCAGATTCCATATGTTGAAACTGATTGATGGGTTGAAGTTCACCACAGTTGTTGCATTCCAACCCTTCTACAATTTCTTCTTTTGAAAATGTAAAGAGTTCTCCCTGCATCACACCATATACCTTCCTGTGCGATAGTCCAGTTCACAATGGACGACGCCATGCCAACCACTCAACTTGTTCTTCACTACGTTCAGGTGACGCTGCAAATCCTCAACGCTAGGGTCATCGTCCTGCTTAGCTGGGTTCTTTGCAATCAGGATCATCAGGTCAGCCTCTGCTGCCTTGCCTGTGCGTGAGCCTTCCATCATTGCCTGATTGAGAATGACCTTGCCCTCTGCCTCTGCAGAAAGCTGTGACATATAAAACACAGCACATTCGTATTGCTTGGCAATCATACGTGCATGGATTGCGTTGGCCTTGAGTGCTTCGTCAGGACGAGCAAAGCCACCCTGCCGTGCAAACTTATCGCCCATGTCAAGAAGAATGACATCGGGCTTGTAGGTCTTACAAACCGACTCAACCCACGACATGTCACGCCCTGTGGCGTCCTTGATCTTGATACGCTCTTTGATGGGGGCGTACAGATCACGTGCCTTACTAGGATTGGCCTTGACCTCACGCATGGTCATGCCTGTGGCTGCTGTCAGATACCGTGCGCCAACACGGTGACTGCCTTCCTCGTTACAGAGGATGATACAGTTAGCACCCTGTGCTGCCATACCACCGGGGCTGGCAATCAGGCTGGCATGGAACGATGTCTTGCCGGTGTTGGGCCGTGCGCCAATCTCAATCAGGTGTCCGGCATTTACGCCTTCAACATGCCCTGCAAGCGTCGGAATGTTGAACGTCCAACGTGCCTCAAGGTCATTCTTGGTCAGCAGCGTGTCGATGTCAATGTCATCCCACTCCACGTTCATGTCAGGCAGGAAGTCATCGTTATACTGCTCAAGCAGCCGTCTCAGTGACTCCAAGCTACCTTGATCACCGTTGACATACTCAAACCCCAACTCAGCAATGTCGGTGCCTACAACTTGCTGAAACAGCTTTGACAGCACTTCCTGTGCCACGTCGCTGCCCATCGGGCTTTCTTTCTTGATGTTGTTGAACAGAGAGCCATAGGCCATCTTCTGTGCCGTACTCAGTGTGGGGTTGCTCGACAGGAACAACGCCTCTACTTCTTCCGGTGTCACAGAGCGGCCATAGCGATCCATAGCCAAGTCAATGGTCTTCTTGATCTTACGGTTCTCTGCATTGAAGAGCCGGTCAGGACACTTAGCACCACGATGTCCGTCGTAGAACTCTTTGTCCATCAGGCTTCTGATAATTGACAATTCCATTTAGTCTTCTCCTTTGTCTTTGAACCTGTGCAGCTTCTGCACGTCTATGGGGTTACGGTATTTTATGTCGTCATTCAAGCGCAGCACTTTTACGTTAGGTACATAGCCACGCAGTTCGTTGGCGTATTGAAGTGTCTTTGGCAAAGCATCGGGGTCTAGTGCCATGACGGCTGTCGAGAACTGCGAGAGATACCCTTTATGCGATTCAGAGAGGGAAGTCCCAAGAATCGCAACCCCGACAAAGGAATCGTACTCACCAACAACGACTGCACTCACGCAGTCCTCAACAACCACAGCGACCTTACCACGTCCGTGAACAAATGGCAAGCCACTATTTCCATATCTTTTCCATTTAGGTAGCTTACGACCTAAAGCACGTCCTGTCGCATCTGCTGGTGTATTAGCGTGATAGCACACGAACACAGCCCTATGCTCTTTGACATCGTACATAAGATTGTCTGGATCAATGCCCCACTGATCTGCAAACTCTAGTACCGCACTACGATTGTCATGCGGCACGATAAACTCAGGAAGAACAAAATCATTTGTCACACCTGTGACAGTTTTCATCCTACGGATATCGTCTACAGACAGCTTCACACGAACAGAACCACCAACACTACACGAGGCTTTGTAGCAGTTCCACAACAGAGACCCCATGTTATTGGTAGCAGTGAATGTCTTGTACGACTTACAGACAGGACAGTTAAGCCTACGAGAATCACCACTAGCAATGTCTAAGTCCTCTACAAATGTACGTACATCCATTACATATCTCCATTATATATGTTTATATATAGTCCGTTGGGCAATCACGATGTTTAAATATCATGATTTTTCCTTGCTGTCAACGCCAAATCAGCACTCGTGAAAGTGTTTTTCATGTATGGCTTCACACTCTGTGGGTTAGCATGTCCTGTAACCGACATAATTTGTGCCATACCAACACCGGCATCTACCATTTCTGTTGTGCCAGTTCGACGCAGGTCAGAAAGTCGCAGTTCTTCTGGTAGACCAGCATCACGCATTATCCTACGTGCCACTTTAGGTAAGCGATGTAATGTATACGGCTGGTATACACCACGAATAGGCAAGGTCATTGGTGCAACGTAGGGTTGAAAGCCAAAGTCATCCTTTTGCTGCGACAGCATGTCCAACAAGTCGTCGGATATAGGCAAGAACACCTCTGCTCTACGCTTTGACTGCTCAATATGTACACGAGCCTTATCAAAATGTAAAGAATCCCACTGTAGCATCCTCATGTCACCTAGACGCTGGCACCACTCGTATGCCATCTGTGCGATTAAACCCACATTGCGGGTGCTGTAGTCGCCGTAAGCGGTGTTCAGGAAGGTCTGTACCTGTTCCTTAGTCCACACCGTCCTACGAGGCTTTACAGAGCGTTTCTTGACAGCCAAGAATGGATTCACCAGTGCCATCTCCATATTCAATCCGTGATTAAATAGAATGCGGGAAGAAGACAGCACGTGATTAGCAATCTGTACGCCTCTCTCACACCACTGATTGTATGCCAGCTTGACAAGTCGGGATGACACTTTGTCGCATTGCCTATCCCGAATTGCTTTGCCGTCGATCACCGTGTCGAGCATGATACCAATATGGTATTGATACTGTTTCTTAGTTTCGTCCCGCAAGTTATTGAACTCATAGGATTTATAGTAGTCGGCGGCTAGGTCTGTAGTTATCAGGCTTTTGCTTTGGCGTGACATAAAACTCTCCATTCTCTCTCTGCTTGTCTGTGCGGATGGCGTGGCAGTTAGCACAAACCACTTGACACTTCCGCATCTCTCGTTTGATTTTAACCAGCGACGATCCGGCCAGTGCCGATACCGTGCTAACCTTTTGGTCAGGATCAAGGTGATCAAAATGCAATGCGGCAGGATGTCCCTTGTACCCACAGTCTGCACAACCCAGCATCATCTTGACACGTTTGATGAATGCTCTGTTGAATCGGCTTCTCTGCACACCGTAGTCATACAGGTAACTCTTCTTGTTGTAGAACGCTTTCTCACTGAGCCATCGTTCCCGCACGTTACCTTTAACGTCCGTTGTGTACTCGTAGAACACCGCACCGTCACTGGATCGGACATCCCCCCGTTTAAGGGGGAGTCCTAGTTCCTCACGCTGCTTTATCGTAAGATACTTGTTTGGCATTATGCTGCCACCAGTTCACGAAACTGCGGAGTATTGATCCAGCCAGCCACGTCCTGCTCACGCTTCCATAGGCTCTGTGCTTGCGTGTCATTGCCTGTGCGGCGAAGTGCAAAGCCATTAGTGTCTACATTCAATGGGTTAGCATAGCTAGTGAATGCAGAATATAAAGCCCACACATTGCGACCACGTGTCACAGTCTCATGATTATACAAGCTGAACATCTTCTCTGCCTTCTCGTCAGACATGATGGACTTGAGCATGGCACTCACATCAATCGTGTACAGCTTTGTCTCTGCCCACTGCTGATATGTGTCTGCCGTATTGTTGAAGTCCTGAATGGTATGCTCCAGTTCACCAATGAACCGCCCCAAGTCAAAGTTAGTTGTGTTCTTACGTTTGATCTTGTCGTAGTCG